AACCCTCCCCAGAGCCCCGTTTGTCAGATTTGATTAGTAACCGAAGCTACCAGTCAAGTTCAGGCCCGGCGCATCGCAGACCAAGTTGTACCATGCACGCCACCGCAACTCGATGCCGTCGCTGGTCGCCTCACGAAGAGCCGAAAGACCGGCTGCCTCGTCCATATGGGGAACGGCGTCCAAAGTGGGCATCCACCAGGTATCGCTCTGAAGCATGTAGAAACGGCCCGGATCGACTTGCGGATCAGACATGACCGCCATGTCGCCAGACTGGCCGCGCACGATCATTGCGCTGGTATCGAGGCCGGTGACGCCTTTGTCCTGCTGGAAGTACCGCACCTTCGAACCCAGCTCTTGGCTGTAATTCGAGATGTTGATCGGGTTCATCAGAATCAGGTCGGGAGTTGCGCCCTGAAGGCACATTTCAGCCGAACAGTTCTGAAGGGTCGCTTCCATCTTTTCGCCGTTGGCGGCCACATAGCGCGAGCCGGACAGACGCTGCACGTCCACGGACCGATCGAAGCCCCAAAAGGATTCGCCAGCAACGGGAGCAGTAATGGGCAGCCAGTTACGAAGGCCCGAAACGCCGCCATAAGGGGTGTTCATGCCGAAACCCAAGCCCTCGCCGTTACGAAGCAAAAAGTATTGCGTCGTGGTGGCTAGGCCGGTCACAGCCGAAAGGCTCGTGTCCAGGGTCAAGGTGGTCAGCTTGGCCGAAACCGAGCGGGCCAACACTTTGACCACCTGGCCGCCATTCACCAGGGTCGGGGCCGTTCCGTCCAGGGGATTCGTCGAAGAGATCTGAAGGAACATTCCAACAGAAAAACGAATACCCAGGGCAGGGGTGTCCAGGGTGATGGTGGTGGTGGCAACGCTAGCGCCCGTGGTGAAGCTGGCAATAACGCCAGTTCCGCTGCCGTGGACAGCAATGTCGATCCGGCGGCACATCTCGTTCAAGATGCGGTCCGTCTCGTGGGTCTTCTTACGGAGCAAGGAACCGTTATCCGAGCGGGAAGCCCGGATTGCCTCGTTCTGCAACGTAATGGCCTGGTATTCCCGGCCACGGTTGATCACGAAGCGAGCGCCCTGAGAATGGCCCGCCTTCTGCGCAATGGCAGTAGCGATGGTAGCCGAGCCGCCCTGGGGGTCCTCGAAGAAAACGGTGTGATTGTAGGTGTCGCCCTCAAACATATCCTTTTTGGCCAATTTGGCGAAAAAAGGACGGTTTTTATAAGCAAGGACCTGAACGCGTTTGGGATTGTAGACGTGCTTATAAGCAGCGAAAAAGTCGCTGTCGAAGCCGCCGAAGCCGTTGAAGCTAGTCGCCATGTTTTTTTAATTCTCGGTAAAAGTTAAGTCATCGTCTGGCTCTTTTCTTTTTATCGAGAAAAGCCAGGGCTTCTTGAATCTCTCGTTCACCGTCTGCTGAGGGCACGTACTCCTCAGTTCGGGCTACTCCAGGGGATCTGACCTCCGATCCTATGGTCGAGAGCTTTCCCTTCGATTTACTGGGCGAAGGAGCCTGAGAGGGTGACTTAAACAAATCTTGAAAATACTTACGGACCTCCGGATTATCCGCGAGCACCTTCAAGTTTTCCCGATACCTGCTTTCGATAGCTTCAATGGCATCTTCGATCCGGGGCATTTCCCCCGTCTCTGCGGCCATTTTATCCATCTGCTGCATGACTTGCTCGTCTGCACCGCTTATGTTAACAATCCTGCTCCCATACACGTCAGACTTAAGTTTAGTTTGAACCTCACGCCGGATCGCGTCAAGTTGTTGGTTTATGTGCTGCTGCTCCATTTGAGTTCTCTGGTGCTGTTGAGCCTCTTCAGCAGCTTTCTCCTGTTTCTCGCGCCATTGCTTAAGTTCTAGCAATTCTCGCCGTTCGGGCGTCATACGACCGCCGTCCTCGGCTAGACCCTCTAAGAAGCTTTTAACGTCCTTGTAGCCCATTGCCTCCAAAGCGGCGATTCTGTCCACTTTGGCGTTTTCGAGCACAGACTTGTAGCTTTCCAGTTCCCGCTTCTCGGCTGCAAAAGCCTGCCGTTGGGCTTCAAAGTCCCGCTGCATCCTGTGAAAGTTTGCCAGGGCTGACGCCTTGGGCTTATCTTGCTCGCGGGCCGCTGGGGCCGGATCAGTCTTTTCGGGCCCATTCGGTCGTGGGCTCGTTTTCTCCTGATCGTCCGCAGTCCCGGCGGCTTCTACCTCTTCTTCAGAATCGTCAGAAAGCGCACCTAGGGGGTCTTTTCCAGCTTCCCGCTGGGATTTAACCCATTCCATCGCTTCGCCTGCCGGATCGCTCCCTGCCTCATTATCAGCCTGGATTTCCGGGAGGTAAGCCTCCTGGCTGTCCTGTGATGCCGATGGCTGGCTGTCCGTTTGGGGCTGGGATTGGGGCTGGTCCATTCATTGCTCCTGGGGGTGGCAAACCGGGCGGCATTGCGCCTGGCGCCATTTGTGCTGGGTCTGGTGGCGGTGGGGGCGGATTGGCCTGCTGATACAAAATATCACATTGTGCGATATAGTCGTCCAACAGACCGAAAACGTCGTCTGGTACGTTTTCTTTGGTCAAAAGCATCTGAAGCTGCGCCTGAGCCCGCCGTTTGGAATAAACGGGATCTTGCACCTCGTCAGGTACCATCGGCCGATTTTTCTTAATCATCTGATAAAGCTGTTTATCGACAAGCCGCTTCTGCGCGGTCTTTTCCTGGGTCAGAGCGTCAACGTCCGGCATACCGGCCAACATTTCCCAAGCGTCGTTTGGATCGCTAAGCAATCCGTTTTGCATTAAATCCTGAACGACGAGCCGTTTGCCTGTTGGGGTCGTGGGGAGCAAAGATGTCGGCTGAGGCGTCATAACGAAGCGGTTGTCTTCTAGGTCACAATCCGCCCAGTCTATCGTCTCAACGAATCCTCGGGCTCTACCGAAGGTTTTATAGCTGCCGTGCTCCTTAACGATCTCTCTGGCAACCCGGACCAATTGTTTGCCGCATGACACAAACAGACGTTGCCAATTGACACCCACCCATGCGTGCGGCTGGTCTGCAATTTCTTGAGCCTCACGCAAAGCGGGCCTGCTATCGAATCGTGATGGCATGTCTCCGGATTGCATGGGATTTTGCCTAGCCTGTTCGTACATTCTTTCTCGAATGCGATCGGCTTGGGCGTACAATTCCGGATTAACCGCCGGGGCAGCATCGATTTCAGGTTTCGGGCCAGAATACTTATAAACGTTGCCAATGAGATTGTCGTACTCCGGGGATACTTTCGAAGAGCTAGACTGCCAAATGCGCGGAACGCTCATAAGATGCAAAGAGTGCTGAATTCTCTTCATCATCTTGTTTAGCTCGAGTTGCAGCGGTTGCAGCTGTTCCATCAAACCGGTGGAATACGCACCCATAAGAGCAGGAGACCAAGGTATGCGAGCAAAGGGGAAATCCGTGTAGCACCAAGGCTCATCGAGTAGAACAACGTTCCCGCAAGCAATAATGTGTCGTCCATCTTCTTCCCCCTCCTCCGACGCTAAGTGCCAGCCTTCGATCAAACGGACAACATCGGTGTCAGCGCCCGGAAACGCATAGTCGGGCTCGGTTGTGGGAAGATCGCGGATTTCGTCCGCTTTATCCGCAAACATCATCATTGCCCAACCGCGTGGAACGTACCGACGTTGATACATTTCCTGCGGTGCGCACGAAGCGGCGGCGGCATCGTCAATAAGTATCTCAAAGGGCAAAGCGCGCTCAACAAACGCCTTTCCGTTCTTCGGATACCATTTGAGCCAACCGTCGCCGCTCACGCAGCAATCACGGATCGACATCTCTGCCTTCAAATACAGGTCCAGGCGCTGGAACTCGCCCCAACAGAACCTTTCCATGTCTTCTGCGTTCTGGTGGGCTGCAAAGTCCCCGTCCTCAACCTCAAATGAAACCTTCGTTTCCGCCTCAACGTGCTTAGAAACGACGGTATCCACGATAGCCTGAGAACAGTTCAAGATGGCGCGAGGCATGGCCGGAAGGTACGGATCACCCCCGGACACGCTCATCGAAAGACAATCCCGGTTTAGGTACATGCTCGAGAATCGGAGCAAATCGCGCAAACGACCGCTCTGAGCCGATTCGATGTCCTTAATGGTGCAGTCCATCTGATCGGCAGCTTCATCGCCGTCTTCGATCAAATACCAGGGATTGTAGCTCTTTCGATCTGCCATTTGTTAATCCTCAGATTCTAGGCATGGGCTCGTGATTGGCCCAACGGTCCTGTGCTTCAGCATACTCGTCGGGATTGTCCATGGGAGCAACTTTTGCAAGCTGGGCCACACTAGCCTCCATCTCCTCGTCGGTGCCATTAAACTGGTACTCGTTCGCAGAAGCCTGAGCCTGGCCAAATTCACGACCCTTGGTCGAAACGGCCTGAAATGCATCAGGGGGGAAAACGACCTCGATCCCGTCCACCTTAATATGAACGGCGCCCATCTGAGCCAAAGTCTCGATCTTGGAAAAGCTGGCCTGCCAAGCGGCATTGGCCTTCTTCTCGCTAAGTTTCACCTTGGGGGCTTTCTCCTTCTTAACGGGCTTAATGCCGCCAGCGGCCTGAGCAGCCTCAACGTCAACCTTGCGGGGACGGCCACGCTTTTTCGGAGCATCAGTCGTCGCTGAGGGCTTTGCCGTAGGGGCCTTCTGTTTCGCGGTTTTGTCGGTTTTTGAGCGCACGATTAATTGCCTCTCTTTCTTGGTTTTCCCACCAGACGGGACTTTCCCGTTCTGGCTCGGCAATTGGATGTTTTCCGGTCCAATGGTAACTAAATCGGTGGAGGTATAAAGCTGCATCACCTTCGTCACTATGTATCGGAAGGCCGGTTTTAGGGTCTTTAATGCTTTTAGCCCAAGCTGTCGCAACAATGCTGTCGGGCTCCGCTTTAATCCGACCGAGCAAGAAATCCGAATTCATTTGCTCAACGGCACCGAGCTTATATTTGGGGCTTTTGTCGACCGCCTGCCAATTGAAGCCGTAGCGCATGTTTATGTCGTCTACGATCATAACGCCCAAACCGCCCGTATCTACCACGGTGCCAACGAATCCGTACCTTCTATCCATCTCCTTCCATTTTTCGCAGATCGTCTGGATATACATGCCTCTTTGCGCATGGGGCTGCATGTAATATAAATTCTCGTCTTGATAGGAAAAGGCTCCGGGCTGAATAACCGTCTTATCCCGCTTGCCCAAGTCGATTGCGCATATATGCTGGTATTCTAGGCGCGGATTAAACGAACCGTCCCAAAAGTTCCGAACCGGGTCATAGTAGTAGGCTTTCTCAGAATCTTCGGCCACCCACTCGGCCAACTGCTCCCGGCGAAACTTGGGCGAATCCTTCGTTAAGCCGAAAGGCTTGTAGGTCGTCTCGAAAACCTTATCAAGATCCCTTTCCTCGGGCCGCAGGAAGCTATTGTCGCTTTTGATCCATTTGGCTACTTTCCATCCGTCTGGCTGTTCGATACAGACTTTATAGAATAGCCCTTGAAATACAGAGCCGGGAGTTCCGGACAAAACGAGCGTTCCTCCGTAATCTCCGAGCCCTGGCAAGATTGCCTCGACAATAAGCTCTTCAAAGTGTGGCCCGAAATCCTTACACTCATCCAGTAAAGCAAGAGAATAAGCACCACCACGCAAACGGGTAGGAGAATCAGCGTCGTGAGCACCCAACAACAATATCTGAGTTCCCCTGGGCGTAATAACACGTTTCTCTACCTCTTTGAATAACAGGCCCAAGTTAAGCTTTGCGTTCAACTCCTTCAAAGGGAGCCAAAACAAATCCTTTGCGTGCGCTTTGCTGTCCGGCACGATATAGACGATTGTGCTGCCGGGGAATTTCAAATCGTGCAACATGCACTCAAACAGGTTGTACGTTGTCTTGCCTGTACGCCGGGGGCAACAGACCGCTTTGAAGCGCGCCTCTGCTAGCAGCATTTCCTTCTGCTTATCGTGCGCTTTCTCCAAATATACGTTAAGGTCATGTTCCTTAACCTCTTGCCGGGTCCGATCAAATAGGACCTTTCCGCTGCGCGCGAGGCGTTTGTTTCTTTCCGCTATAACGGCCTTCGCCGTTATAGCATCGTTAATCTGGTTGATTTTTCTCATTTACTTTTTATTCGGAGAATTTAAATGTGGAGTTTCTTTTTTGTTTTTAATCTCGGCGGGCCAACTTATGTACCGGATATTTCCGTGCGGTATGACGACGCGCTCCCCGTTACGATAAGTGAGACGGACACAATTGCCGGATTCTTCCATAAGTACCGCGATCGACTTATCGGTGAAAGGTAAATGGTTTAGCGTCGCAGAAACGAGAATCGTGCTGGTGTAGCCCGCATCGGGCGTTCTGACAGTATCCTTACATTCGACCGTAATCATTCCTCTGCTCCTAACATGAGATAATACTCGTCGTGCTCGATTAAAAAACGCTGAGAGAGCGAATTGCAAACGCGGTTCCAATGGGTGGCAACAACGCCCATTCCGGCAGACCAACCTAAAGCGGCGACAAGAGCCTTTGCGATGCCGCGCTCCCTATAGGGCTGTTTCACATAAACGTAATCGACAAGTATCCTGCCGTCGTCCAGCATCTGGCCACACGCAAAACCTACAATCCATTCCGGAGCATCCGCATCGCAGCCGATGATCATATTGCGTCGGGAGCCAAGTTCTGCGATTAAACGCTGGTGCCCGGCGAAAAAGACCGGATTCTTCATTGTCCGCTTTGTATCCCGGTACGACTTCATCCACGAAGATAAAACGAAATTAAAGTCTTCTGTCTTCACGCCTCTAAAGGTCAGGTTAAACGGAATTTCAGGGTCGCGCTCAGATTCGGCAGAAACGGCAGCTTGATCACTCATACGGGGGGAGTTGGCGGAAAATGCACCTTTTGTTAACTTTCTGGGGTTTCGCGCTTGATCGGGGCTATTATTAAATCTATCCTAGCTTTGCGGCTTTGGCGAGACGCAAAGGCTCCGGATGGCATAAGGCTGTCCGGAGTTTTTTATCGTCCGGAGTACAGCCCATGTCAAAATCCCGCCACCTCATTAAATTCTTCCTTCAAGAACTCGAATCCCTTATCGAACGCCTCGATAAGTCTTCTCGCGAATCCCAATCATCTGGCTCGCAACCTGCTACGAAGGTGGAGCATCAATCGGAGCAGCAATCCGCTCAGGTCCCGGAGCCATCGGCCGAAACTGCTGAAGCGTTCAAAAATGCTCCGGTTGATGCTCCGGGCGTACAACCTGCCCCAATAGGCGAAATGTCGCCTTTGACCGTAGATGGTGCCAATGTTACGACTGATCCTGATTCTGCCGCTTCTGCTCAAGAAACCCCAACCGAAGAGGATTCCAACATGCTGATCAAATCCACGGACGGCGTAGGTCCGGACATCGAAACGTCCGATGCTCCTAACCCTGGCATCGCCGCTGAAAAGAACGACGGAAAGCCCGTCGATCAATCTTCCCAGGTTGATACGAATAAAATCAACCTGCCCACCCCCATTGGCTCCCAGGCCGCTTTGAGCGTAAACGGTCCGGTTCAAGACGGTTCGCCCGATGCGGAGCAAAAGCCCGAAGGGGATTCGTCCCCGATGGAACAGGAGCAACCGGAGCCAAAGACGGAGCACCAAGACCTGCGCCCTGAAGATGTCCCATCTGCCGAGCCGCTCCCTGTAGACGAAAATGCTACACCGAAGGCCAACACCAAAGTTACCTCAACCTTTGACCCGATTGAGCTAAAAGCCGATTCGCCCGTCTTGTCTCCCCTTCAGCCCGAAACGGGCGACGCTTCCCTTCCGACGCTAGATGTTGCCGTAGCAGAAGAATCATCTGAAGCATCTGAATCGGAAGAAGCGCCCGAATCGGAAGAAGCTGAACTTTCTGCGAAGGTGGAGCCAACGGAGGAGACAGACGCAAAAAAGTCCGATTCGCCTTCCGAAGCTTCGGAACAATCGGGGGCGTCCCCGGATGCTCCTTTAGCGGATTCGATGTCTATTCAGACGGAAGCGCCGGAAACGGATTCGCAAAATGGATCGGCAGACAAGGAATAACCTAGATCTACAGACTTAGGTGCTATTTAGTATGGGGGTCCAAGCAAAACTTGGGCCCTTTTTTTTCTTTTATTTTTTTATATGGCTCTTTTCAATCCGGATCAATCGGCGCTTTTTATTTTATGAGAGAGATTGCGGGCGTGCGCTGCCGGGCAGCGCCAAAAAAAATGGGGAACTGGGGGGGGGCGCGGGGGGGGGGGCCCCCC